CACCCTAATTTCCTCTGCCAGAACTTTCCTGGGGGAGACAAAATGCACCCGCTTCCCTTCATTGGCCTTGAGAAACTTAATGAACAAGGTACTTTTACCTGCTCCAAAAGTGCCAAGGATAACGGTCACGTTCCTACTCACAGATCCTGGACCTGGATTCTGTATCAACGGTTGATCATTGTAAAGTTTTGAGGAAATCACTCCCGTCAATCCGGAATGCAAACTTTCACAGAGAATGTCAGCTCTATCCTTCTTGGCTTCATACAGCAATTCAGTCCCCGCGGCCTTCAGTGCCGCAAGAGAGTTCCTTTCTACCCCTAGTCCTTCAACCTCACCAAATCGCTCCAAGCCGATTATCTTGTTTTTATCCACATGAACCAGGTGACTTCCATAGTTCTGGAAGAAGCGCTCAAGAGCCCCCTTGGGGTTGAGGATAATCACATCCCCTTCATTGTCAATCACGGCCCGTATACCGAAGAGCGTCATGAAAGGTTCAATCAGAAACACCTCCAAACCCTCCCCTGACTCTACCAAATCTAAGAGGTTACGGTTCTCAGCTTTAGTGAGACACCTGTGAATATCTTGCAAAGTCTTCCCTAGAGATTCAGCAATTGCCCTGAGCACACAAACCTCCTTAGGGATGACTGGGCTATAATGCTCCCCGATCAACTGCATACGTGCACATTGCCTCAAATCAGTCTTTGGCGTGAAGACCCACACTATGGAGCTATTCAGGTCAATAATTTCAATCTGCACACTATGCAACCTAGCAGCAGCCACAATACTTTCAAACTCACAATACGCATAACCACTCATTTGCGTCTTTAGCGGCTCGAGATTCCAGTCCACTTCCTCTAAACGTGCTGCACTTATCTCCTTTAGAGCTTTACCCTCCAAACCAAAGTAGTAGCCTAAGGAGTGCCAGAAACAATTCCCATCACCGGGCACCTCTATTACATCTAGGAATTGTGTGTCCACGTCCTTGCCTTGCTTAATTTCCACATCATGGA